ATCTGTTGAATATTGTCTGGGTTAGGTAAAAGTGTATCATCTGAGGTATTAGATACTCCTGCTCCAAATTCTAATTGGAGAGTACCATCAGATAAAAATCTAGATACAAAACGACGAGGTACTCTTTGATAATCAACTAAATAAGGTACTCCATCTGATTGAGCATTTGGATTTGTTATAGGCATCAGTATACTAGCTTGAGCTAAGTAAGGTACTTCATACCATTTATTATTTTGAGTATCTACAACATCTAATATTTGAAGAATATTTGTATCGTTGATAACAGAGGTAGTAAACTTTTGAGGAGATGAGAAAGAAAGAGTTGTAGTCTTTATTTCAGCAGATATAGCTTTTACTGATTTTGTTAATAGGAAGTAATTAGAATCTACAAAGCTAATTGTTGTATTATCTGTAATTGAAAAGTCTACTTTATCTATAGTTATAAATTTAGTGCCTGTACTTTTTGAAGTTATTACTGTATTTTCGGGAACTATAGCAGCATAAGTATAGTCAGGAGCTGAAGTTCCGGCAATTGTTATTGAAGGAATTAATTGGAATATATCTATAGTTACATTAGAGGCATATGATACTTTAGGTCTATACCCAAACATATACGATAAAGCATATAAATTTTCTTTTTCTTTAGCATATAATAAAAAGTTTTCTTGTATTTGAGTATCAATATAAAATGAGGAAACATCTCCTACATATGATGCTAAATCTATAAATAAGGCTCCTGGGTTAGCATCGGAGAAATTGTTATATGTGTTTGGAAAATAGGTTCTAGTATAGTTTAGAAGGCTATTTTTAAAATCACTAAAGGTTTTATTTAAATATGATACTTTATTATCTGCCATTTTATACAAATTGTACTGTTATTTGATTTACGTTTCCTGATATGTTTATTGTATATGTTATAGTAACGGTTATAGTATTATTTTGGGCTTGGGATGATGTTTGGTCACTAAAATCTATTTTATTTATTGTGATTTCAGGGACAAAAATAGAAGTATTAGTATTTATTAAATTTCTAATTACCAACTCAATATCATTATTTATACCTTCAAATAATGCTTTTTTTAAATCAGCTCCAAAATTAGGATTATATAATCTTTCTCCTTTATTAGTAAGTAATAGATTAATAAAATTAGATTTAATTTGATCAGCAGTACTAAATGTTGAATTAAAAGGTCCAGCAGGTCCACTAAAGGGTAAAGATACCCCTATTGCAATATTTTTTTGCAAATCTAATGGGTCAATTCTAGTTACTACGTTTGTTGGCATTTTATTCTAAGTTTCTTAGTCCTGATCGGTCCATTGGTGACATATTAGCTGCAGCATCATTGATAAAGGCTAGATATGGGTTTACTTTTTCACCTGTTGATTCATCAACAGCATCAATAACTTTTAAATCATTGCGTTGTGGTTGAAAACCAAATTCAGCCCCCATTTTAGCCATTAATGAGCTACGTACATCTCCGGGCAATGGAGCTATATCAGCACTAGTAAAATTAAACGTTCTATTTTCATTAATATATTGTTTATTCTGTTTAGCTAATGTTTCATTGATAATATCAGGTAATTCTTCATGAAGAGCTTCAATTACTGCTTCTCTAATTAATTTTTTAAATAATTTGACGTTCATATATATAAATATTTATAAATTATAAAATTATTATCCTGTTGTATTTGCATCAGATATAGGACCTGTAAAGAGACCTTGGCTATCTATTACTAACTTTAATTGATCTATTAAATCATTAGGATCCAATGTAAAAGATAATTCACTTTTTAATACTTCTACATTATATATATCAATTGCTACAGCATAATGGCGTTTATAAGGACCTACTCTTACACCACCAAAACTATTATCTTCTCGTATAGCAAATCTAAATCCTTTATATCGTTGTTGTTGCCCATCAACTCCATCAACCAAACCAAATCCACCTGTATATTCAGTATTAGCATCTGTTGATGCTAATTCTCCATTAATATTTAATAATTGAGATTTAAGATCTTCTAATATGGATATTGCTTTATCTAATATAGAAGATAATATAGGTAATAATGCACTTAATGATAATAATATTCTATTTGCTCTATCTAATATTCTAACAAGTTTTATAATTAAATTAACAGGAATACCTACCCCAGGAGGAACGGATGTAGGAATAGGAATAGCAGATATTATACCTACAATTAAACTAAATATATTAATATAAATTGAAATTTTATCAATATCAACTTTTATTTTTCTTATCTTATCTTCATTATTAGTTATTATTCTAATAGCATTATCTCTAGCTAGCTGTGCATTAGATAATTTTGTTGGATTTCCTGATTCATTAGCTTCTACTATTATAGCATTAGTATCATTTACTAATTTTTGTATTTTGTCATTTTGAGCTATAATATCTGCTATTTTATTAGATAAAAAAAGAGTTAGAATAGGTACAAGTGTTTTTGAACCATTTGATAGAATGGCTTTAATTTTTTGTTTTCTTGCTTTTCTTTTTTCGTCTTGAGTTCTTTTTTTTCTATTTGCCCTTCTCTCTTTTCTTTTTTTCTTAGCGTCTTTCTGTTTTTTTCTACGATCTTTTTTATAATCGTCAATATCTTTTTGATTCTTGTCTTTTCTTTTTTGAAGATTTTTTTTAGCTTCTTCGTAATTTTTATTTTCATTACTAACAGCTATTTGATATTCCTCATCTGAAAGTCCTTTTGTTATTTGAGGTTCAGGTTGTTGGTCTTCTGGTATTCCATATATATGAATTAGGTACCTTTTATCTTTTAAAATTTCAGCATCATTCCCTGATGTTTTTAATTGAGATATAACGTTATCTGTATTTTGTTGTATTTCATTAAAAGTAGTTTTTGGTGGATCTAATATATAACTTAATATTAAATCATTATTAGAATCAAATATTTCTATTTTAATTTGATTATTTCCAAATCCCGAGGCTTTATATCTATAAGGAGGTTTACCAGCCGTTATAGCTGATTGATTTAATTGAGAAGGTATTGGTTGAGGAGTGGTATTACTAGTTTGACCTGATTGGAGAGCTTTATATTTTTTATTTTCAATATCAAGTTGAAATAATTTCTTTTGATGGTCTATATCTAATTGTGTTCCTTCTTTAATTAAAAGAGCTTTTTCTTTCTGTAATTTAGCTAATGTAGCTGCGTTGGCAGATATTTGTTTTTGGGCTTCTTTTTTTCCTTCTTGTTCTCCAAAAGCTTTTGGGTCATTTACTGATTGTAAAGTAGATACCGTACTAGGATTTACTAGAGAAGAAACGTTTTGAGAACTATTTGATGGTAGAATTTCGTTTGCCATTATACTGTATATACTTTATCTGATGTGATTGTTTCTAGTTTATCAATTAAGGTAGAAACATCATTTAATAGTTGTTCTCCTGCCATGTTACAATCAACAACAGCTATAGCTCCTTCTGTTGTAGAAACAGTTGCCGATGCTAAGAACCCAGCTAAAGTTGTTAAGGCATTTAATATGTCTAATAATAAATCATGTGTTTTACCTCCTAATAATACTGGTTCAGTAGGAATTGTTCCATTTCTATTTGTACCTAATAATATCTGAGAATCAGGATTATTTTGGTCTATATGTAAATGAATATAATTTCGTGCATTAATATTAATTATATTATCACTATTTAAATCGACATTAGTTGTTCCATATATTAATACTTCATCTCTCTTAGCATTAAGTGTAATCCTATCACTATTTAATATTACTTGAGAATAATTATAATTATTAGGTCGGACGGGGCTGTTTATAGGGTTAGTAATATTAGCCGCCGGGATAAGAGGAAGCTTTTGAGTAGATGTCATATATATAGTAGACATCTCTTTATTAATTTCCTCTATATTTGGAGATAATGAATTAGAATTAGTAGTTATATACCCATTAGTTAATATAGTAAGGGGATCACCATCAACCCCTATACTACTCCATTCATTTAAATTTGAAGCTGATTTAGTAGTACTGCCAAATCTAATACCATTACTTTTTCTTCCCTGGATAATAAGATCTCCTTCAAATGCTCTTAAAGGGCGTATATCTTCTCTTTCAGTAAAAGTTTTACCTAAGCCTATATTGATAGGAGAATTTTGTTGAGGATTATTGAATATATTAAAAGAACCTAAATAATAGTTTTGGCCTGAAGATGGGTTAATTTGGCTATCAAATGAGGGACCTTTTATAATTAAAATAGTCTCACCTACTAAAGGATAATTTTTAACATTAGGGTTAAAGGGAATAGCTATTTCACATTCATTTAAATCAACACTATCATATCTTTTAGAATTATTATAATCCATATAGAATATAGTCCCTATACCATTAAAGCCTCCTGCTTTTTTAAACATTTCTTTAGTAGGAGTATCTTCTCCTAATACAATACCAAATACTTTACCAATTGAGAAAGAAGAAGCACCTCCCACACCAGCAGTAAATGCTCGAGAAGTATCAGCAGAAAAACTAGATAAACCTGTCTTAATTACCATTATTTATTCTCAATTTTATGTTGTATAGTTTCTGTTTGATCTAATAATTTTTGTCCTTCTACCTGTACAGCACGTTGTTCTTCCAATAATTGTTGTATTTCTGATGGGTCAAAGAATGATTCTTGATTATTAGATGCACTAGCAGTTGATGCACGTTGCGCAATTCCTGCCATTTTAATTAATTGTTCGTTATTCTTTACATTAACATCAATTAAATCTTTAACGGTAGGCATAAGCATTACTGCTGATCCTGCATTAGATGATGCAAGTGGTTTAAGAGCATCAATTAATTCATTAATCTGTTTGTCAGTATCCTTATTATTTCTATGGATTTGCTTAAATATATCGGATAGTGACGTGTTACCAAATAAGGTAACGTCATCAAAATTAGCCATAGCTTATGTTTATCAATAAATATGTATACTTAAATCTTTATATACCCGTATTTATAATATTCATTATACAAACGTGTACGTAATGTATCTAATTTTTTAGTTACCTTAGTAATATGGGGAGTAGAAGTATCAGTTATTTCGCGAATGTAAATATATAATGCTTTTTTATTAAATATTTCCAATGTTTCACGTTTGCGAAATAGTTCAGTTATAGCATCAGCAGTACGAGCGTCCTGTTGTTTTGGAAATAATTGGTATAAATATTTGTCTATATATCTGATATACTGTTCAATAAAACTGTCTGGATCTAATTGTTCTTCAGTTTCACGGATTGTTTCTTCCATAAAGTTTTTATCTTCGTCTAATTCTTCTATATCAACACGTTCTTGTAGTTTTTTATAATTGTTGTTATTATAAATAATAAGATAACGTTTAGCAATAGTACCAAAATAACTAAATGCTTTACCTTTAGACTGATCGTATAGGTGAAGTTTTTCAAGTAGGAAAGTAACGACCTCGTGCTTTAATTCCTCAATTGTATCTGAGTCGGTATAATAAAACTTAAATGTGTGAATAATGTTTTCTGCTAACTTATAAAAAGCATATTCAATTCGATCCTGATAAAGTCGATTACGAAAATCCTGATCAGTAGATGCCAGGTATTCAATTATAGCTTCCTCAGT